AACATCTCCACGCCAACTGGGCCGAGTACCGCCGCGAACATGACAATACGTGGTACGACTTCGCTGCGGTGTTAACTGACTACGCGGCACGGGGTGCCAAGACTGAACGCGAGATTGACGCCCGCACCCGTCCCCAGCGTGAAGACTGGGCAGGGCGGGCAATCAAGGCTCTGCCCCAGTTCGCAATGGCTGCCTAGCCTCCCTACCTCCTCCCTACCTCTCCCTCCAACTTATGGCCTCCCGGTACTGCCGGGGGGTCTTTTTTTTGGGCTGTTGGCTGGGCTGTTATGTGGTGTTTGGGGGTGCCTGCCGTCTACACACCGGGTAAGCCTGCATATTACCTTATGTCTTTGCAGGGGAACGATTATTGGCGCAAGGGGAGTGCGCTAATGGCTGTACATAACAGCGCCCAATGGCAGCAAAAAATACAATCAGCTGGTGTCTAGCCCGGGCCAATACGCGTGTGCATGCGTGGGGAAACATAACAGCGCAATTTTAGGAAGGGACACCACCCTACAAGGGGGGGATATGGCCTCAAAAACAGCCAACTATATCCCCAGCGGATCCACCAAAAATTCGCTTTCCATTTTATATATTATGCGACAATATGTTGCTTATTTGTCATATTATAACTTATTGAAAAATAAGTATTTTTCGAGGGGGGTCGGCTAGGGCCACCACGCCCTACCCATACGTCTATACACCCAGCTGCTCAAAATTTTATTTTTTTAAGCATTTATACTAATAGTTGTGCTGTGCTTCTAGATACACCAGATAGTTAGAATTGTGCTGTCATTAGGTAGAAAACAGACAATAAAAAACCCCACAGGATTGCCTGTGAGGTGTTCTGAGGTGTTCTTATGTAGGCTGACAAACCTGACATAATACACAATACTGGGGTATAGTATGTTTACCTGCGGCAAACATAAATATATTATACACCCCCACAGAGGTTTTGTCAAGGGAAAAACAACAACAGCACAAATTTTTTTATTTTTTCTTTGTTTTTAGCCATTTATTAGCACACCCAAACAGCGAACAGCGCAACAACACCACAACCAAAAACACTATTTTTAGCCCTGTAGCCCAGAAACAATAAAAATCAGCAGAAAACAGCCAAAAACAGCAAAGTTAAAAATTTTTTTTTTGATTTTTTACTTTTTTACTTGACAAACACCCCAGATAGCATTATAATAGATACATACGCTACTTTTATTTGTGCGGTGTTTCTCCTTTGCTATGCACACTCAACGCCTTCCCAACAACATAACAGTATATTTGAAGGGTCTTAGTGAGTTCCATACAAAGGAGCAACAAAATAGTGTATATTAACAATCAGAAATTGATTTATAATCAAGTAACAACTCAGTAGTTTACGCATGGCCGAAGGACTTATTAAAAAAAATCTTACCGAAAAACAAGAAAAGTTTCTTGAAGCGTTATTTGATAACCACGGTAATGTAGCGGCATCATTGCGGGACGCTGGATATAGCCCCCACAGCCGAAAAGATGTTCTTGCTGCTCTTAAAGATGAAATTCAAGAGCGCACACGAATGCTTCTGAATGGTGCTGCAATTGAGGCAGCACAGAACATCGTAGATACCATGAACCTAGGTAACAACATGGATGTGCCTGTTAATCGCCTAGAATTGCGGTATAAAGCTGCTGGAGACATTCTGGATAGGATTGGCATCACCAAGCGACAACAACTCGATGTAACAGGCGAAATCAAACATGGAATTGTGCTGTTGCCCGGAAAGAAACCGATGGTTGATGTAACACCTACCGACAGGCACATTCATACTGAAAATGGCGGGTAGACCAAAACTTGCTCCCGGTGAAAAGGGAAACTACCATGTAAGTCGTGCAGTAAAGGCTAAACAGATAGCCAAGAAAAAACTGCGGGATGCTGTGAATGACGCAGAAAAAAAGAAAATTGCTGCTCAAAAGGCTAGAGATAGCGCAGAAAAGAAAAAGCGCAAACACGCCAAAACAGTTGACTTACTTGAAAATGGTGGAGTAACAGACGAGGATTTTCTTGATTCTGTACCCAAGCAAGTCCGTGAAGCAATTGAACAGGGTGAACAGGAACTAATCTTTTCACCAAACCCCGGACCCCAAACAGAGTTTCTTGCCTCTCCAGAAAAAGAAGTTTTGTACGGTGGTGCGGCAGGCGGCGGCAAAAGCTACGCATTACTGGTTGATCCCCTCCGCTACGCTGACAATAAAAACTTTCGTGGGCTGTTGTTGCGTAGAACTCTCGGTGAACTTGCTGAACTGATTGACCAATCCAAAAAGTTGTACCCAAAGGCTTTTCCTTCTGCCTATTATCGTGAAAGCAAAAACCTTTGGGTATTTCCGTCCGGTGCAACAATTCTATTATCCTATGTGGATAAGGACCAAGACGTAACACGCTACCAAGGTCAGGCTTTTTCTTGGATTGGTGTGGATGAGTTGGGGCACTACCCAACACCCTACGTTTGGGATTACCTGCGCTCTCGCCTTCGTACAACAGATCAGTCGATTGAAACGTATATGAGGGCTTCTGCTAACCCCGGCGGTGTTGGCGGGTGGTGGATCAAGAAAATGTTTATTGATCCGGAAACACCAAACACCCCATTTGCTGCTTGCGATATGGAAACAGGTAAACCTCTTCTGTATCCAAAAAATCATCTAAAAGAAGGGCAGCCGCTATTCTACAGGAAGTTTGTTCCTGCAAGACTTACCGACAACCCTTACTTAATGGCATCTGGCGAATACGAAGCTATGCTGTTGTCGTTGCCGGAAGTAGAACGCAGAAGGTTACTTGAAGGAGACTGGGATGTTGCAGAAGGTGCGGCGTTTGCAGAATTTAATCGTTACCTTCATGTGTGCGACCCCTTTGAGATACCTCGTGGTTGGCCTCGCTTTCGTGCTGCTGACTACGGCTTTAGTAGCCCCTCTTGTGTTCTTTGGGGTGCTGTGGATCATGATGGTAATATATGGATTTATCGGGAACTGTATGCTAAGAGGCTTACGGCAGATGCTCTGGCCGATGCTATTTATGAAGCAGAAGCTATGGACCCCTCGATGTACACCGCAGTCCTTGACAAATCATGCTGGAACAAAGTAGCAGGCGCACCTTCTGTTGCTCAAACTATGATTACAAAAGGAATCCGCTGGCTCCCTTCTAACTCGGATAGGATCGCAGGTAAGCTTGAAGTACACAAACGATTACAATGCAACCCAGAAACTGGCGAACCACGTATTAAAATCTTCTCAACGTGTACTAATCTTGTACGAACGCTACCAGCAATCCCCTTATCTAAAACTAACAGCGAAGACGTCGATACTAAATCTGAAGATCACGCCTATGACGCATTAAGGTACATGTGCATGACACGGCAAATTAACAACATTAATTACAATTCATGGGCACATAGAGTAAGGGATACTATGCCCGAGCCTCGTGATATTGTGTTTGGATATTAGTCATGGCTAAAAGAAAAGGCATAACCCCGGATGTTTCTAAAAAATCTGTTCTTCCTCCAACAACAGAGCCGGAACCAAGTTTAGCTAAACAAGCGCGGGAGTTTTTAGAAAGCAAGGGTAAAAAAGTATCTGAAGAAATTGCTGAAGAAACTGTAACTGCTCGTGAAGCAATTGACATGATTCTTAAAGAAAGTCGAGAAAGAACCTCGACTGCTGCTACAAAAGCAGAACAGAAGGCACTTGAAAAACTAGCAGGCAAACCTTTTAAAGAGATTCCACAGCAGCTTGTTGAAGCTTTTATGAAAAATCGTGGAAAATTACTTAAAGGTGCTTTACCTGTTCTTGCGGGCGGTGCTGCTGGTTTTGCGGCTAAAGGCGCAGAAGCACTTGAATATGTAATGAAGCCAACACCTGTTGGTTTATCCCCAGAAAATATTGGTTTAGGTGAAGCACGACAATTACGGGATTTAGCTGTTCAGCTTCAGAATGAGGCTGGCGATATTGATCGAGAAAAACTAGACGAGTTGATTAAAGGAGGTGATCCAACGGCACAGCGGTTGCAAATGTATCGTAGTGAATCTCCTCTTCGTACTGTTCAAGATTACGAAGAACTTGTAGCACAACGAGAAGCGCCGTTGAAACAGGGAGCGGCCATGCAAGAAGACCTACAACGTAGCATGGCGTTTAAAAACCAGATGCAAAAGCTGATGGAACAACGACAACAACAAAGATAAGGAACACTACAATGGAATTTAATGACAAAATGAAGATTATGCAGGGTGATCTAAATCCTGCCGCAGAAAGCAAGCTTATGCGTGGCAAGATGGAAGACTTTGCTGGCATGGTTAAGCGCGAAGGTCCATATGAAGTTATGGCACCAAAGAAGCAAATGCACCCAACAGTTCAGTCTGAATTTATGCGGATGGCAGACGAGAAAGACTACTAAGTTTTACTATGGCATTCCTCGAAACTGATGAAAAGGACATCAACGGCAAGAATACAGACCTTGCTATTGATGTCCGTGTGTCCGAAGAAGCAAGTTCAACTATGTTGAGCGGGCTTGTTGGTCATGTTCGTGCAAAATTTAAAGATGCAGAAGACGGTCGCTATTCTGATGAACAACGGTGGCTAAAAGCTTATAAAAACTATCGAGGACTGTCAAACAATCAGAATAATGATAGCCTACGTGAGAGCGAACGCTCTCGTGTGTTTATTAAGATTACCAAGGTAAAGGTTCTTGCAGCCGTAGGACAAATTAGCGATATTCTTTTTGCTAATAAAAAGTTTCCTATTGTTGTTGAGTCAACACCAAATCCTGAAGGCATTCCTGAATTTGCACATCTAAAGTTGCCACAAGAGCAACAGATTGAAAGCCCTTTTGGTTTTCCTGAAGATGGCATGGAACTTCTTCCCGGTGCAACATCAGCAACTGCTCTTATGGCAGGAAGTAATCCTGTAACTCGTAATCTTGGCCCTGAATACGACAGCGACAATCTTGTTCCCGGCCCCGGCAAAATGGGCCAGCCACAGATTAAGCCCGCTGATCTTGCAGCAGCCAACATGGAAAAGACAATCCATGATCAGCTACTTGATACGGATGCTGTAAAGAAGCTACGCAAATCTATTTTTGAGTGTTGTTTGCTGGGCACAGGTATTGTCAAGGGACCATTTACATACGAAAAAACTATTCCCCGCTGGAGTTATGGTGAAGGCGGGCGAACCTACAAGCCTATCTACAAAAGCAAGCCTTCTATTTCACACATTTCTTGTTGGAATTTTTACCCTGATCCTAACGCCACAACAGTTGATGAAGCTGAGTATGCCATTGAACGTCACAAACTAAACAGGCAACAGCTTCGTAAACTTAAAGATGAACCTTATTTTAATCATGAAGTTATTGAAGAACTCCTTGGAGATGGCCCTAACTATGAGGAAAAGTATTTTGAAAATCAACTTCAGTCAGATCAAAATGATCCTATTTATTCTGAGTCTCGTTATGAAGTTCTTGAATATTGGGGTACGCTGGATGCTGCGCTTGCTAAAGAAGCTGGTCTTGAAATGTTTGAAGGTATGGAGGAACTTTCCTCGTTCCAAGTAAATGCTTGGATTTCAGGCAACAAGGTACTTCGTTTTGTAATCAACCCATTTACTCCTGAACGTATTCCATATCAGGTTTTTCCATATGAAGTCAATCCCTATCAAATGTTTGGTGTTGGCATTGCAGAAAATATGGAAGATGCCCAGCTTCTAATGAACGGCCACATTCGTATGGCTATTGACAACCTTGCCCTTGCTGGCAATGTGGTGTTTGACATTGATGAGGCTATGCTTGTTCCCGGCCAGAACTACGATATTTATCCCGGCAAAGTGTTCCGCCGTCAGTCTGGTGTTACAGGCACTGCAATCAATGCAATCAACTTTCCTAACACCGCACCTGCCAATGCCCAGATGTATGACAAAGCCCGCCAGCTTGCTGATGAAGAAACAGGCATTCCTAGCATCATGCATGGGCAAACAGGCGTATCAGGCACAGGCCGTACTGCTTCCGGCCTTTCGATGTTGATGAGTTCTTCTACACTTTCTATTAAATCTGTTATTAAAAACATTGACGATTATCTTTTGAAGCCAATGGGTGAAGCATACTTCCAATGGAACATGCAGTTCAATGAAGAACAACCCGAAATTGAAGGCGACCTTGAAATTAAACCGCGCGGAACTTCTGCTGTTATGCAGAAAGAAGTTCGCACACAGCGTCTTGTTACTCTACTCCAGACGGTTGCCAACCCAATGCTTGCGCCGTTTGTTAAGATTCCAAATCTTATTCGTGAACTTGCAATCTCACAGGACATTGATCCGAATGAGTTGGTTAATGACGTAAATGAAGCAGCTATTTTTGCAGATGTATTAAGAGGTTTGAATGAGCAACAACAGCCTAGAGAAGACGGCATTCCACCGGCTGGGGCCGCTGGTCAACAACCCGACAGCATGGATGGCGCTGGAGGAGTACCTGTTGGAGCAAACCCAGAAGATGTCTCGGGCGTTGGTGGCGGAAACATCGGAATTGGAAATGCGCCGGTTGCAGGGGAAGCTGGCTTTACTGGAAACCTTGATGAAGCTGCGGAATAACTACGAGGAAATGCAGAGGAATAAATAATGTCATTTTTAGACGAGGATCAAGCAACAGCAGGACAAATTTCTTTAGGGACAAGACGTGCGGGCCTTGAGTCCCTTCTTCCTCGCCGTCGTCGTCGTCAGGCAGCACAGCAAGCCCCCGGATACGATATTCTTCCCTCTACTATGCAACCTATTCCCGGTGTTGTTTCAACACCAACAGATATTGCACAGGTTGGCGTAGGCCAGCAACTAGAACAACAAGGAACTACTGCCGCGCAGGTTCCAAATGTTTTTGAAAGGTACGCCGAAACAGGCGCTGCTCCTATTGGTGATTTTAGAGAGCATTTATATCGTATTACACCGATAGAAGCAGATGAAGAAGAAAACGATGTAATTGAAGCTGCCAATGAAGAGTTTGCTGAGAATTTTGGGATTGATCCGTATGATCCTCAAACACCAATGGGACAATTTTATTCGGACCAAGAGACTGCGATGGAAGCATCAGCAGGACGGCTTAGTTCTCTTTACAGCGGCCTTGATCTTGGATCAAAAACAGTTCTTGGGCTAGAAGCAAAAGCTTTGGGCGGTGCTGGATTTATGGGCTTAGGTAAAGGACTTCTTGATACTATACAAGGAAAACCAGATTTTGAAAGTCAAATTGTTAATCAAATATTTGAACAGGCCAAAGAAGGTGAATTAACAGATACCGAGGGCAACAAAATTTCAGAAGATGATGTATGGGGTTATTTTGCCGAAGGTCCACAAGCTCCTCCTGTAGGCGGCGGTAGTGGTATCGCTGCTGTTGCTGGTGGGGGAGGTCGGGGCGGCGTTCAGGCAGCAGCAACTGGGCCTGCTCCTGCCAGTTCTCAATCTTTTCTAGGTATTGACCCCGGTATTGATCCCAGTATTTCTGTTGGTGACGGCGGTGGTGCAGACATTGGCATTCCCGGCTACAGCGGTTCAACAGCAGATTTTGGCTTAGACTAAACATAAAGGAATAATAATGTTACCTGATATGTCTTACAACCCTCTCCGCGAGTCAGGTTCCGGCGAGGATGACAACAAAGTGCGCCAAGCACTCAAGATGATCCTTGAGGGTCGTGGTACTGGCGCTCCTGAGTTTGGATCGGTTGCGGGCAGTGCAGAGCATAAGGCTCTTATGATGCTGGGCGGCAACACCGGACGTTTTGCGGGTAACTACGCTGTTAAGAATTATGACAAGCTTGATCCGATAGTTAAGGAAATTGTTGGGTCTATTGATCCAAAAATGGGAGTTTATGGTTCTCGTGATGCTTTTGCAGGAGACTTTAAAGCGGGTTCTGAGGAAGAAAAAGAAAGAATGAAGGCAGTAAAAGAAGACCCAGAACAACGACCTTATTCTGAAACTCCTAGATTAGTTAAATCAGCAGTTGAACGTAGGGCTAAAGCAGAACAACCTTCCGCATCTTTTATGGAAGAACAGCCCATTAATTTTCAAGAGGGCGGTCCTGTACCTGTCGATGGCGAAGGCAACATGCCACCAGAAGCAGTTGCCGGTGATGTTATCAATGGCGCTCCTGTTG